TGTCTTTGCGCCAGTCCAAGGCGTCGATGCCGCCGAGGCAACGCCATAGTTCACGGGCCGTGGCGTCGAGCATGTCAATCAGGTCGAGCACGTCGAGCCTGATTGGAGTCGGTGGAGTGGCCGTCTGGATGCGCACGGGCGAATGCCCTCCCGGATGCAATGTCGCGTCGAGGCTGTCATGCAATGGCGTGACATCACGCGCCAAGCGCAGGAGCGTGCCGGCGAAACGCAGCTCGCACGTCTCGCACAGCGAATACCCCTCTTCGGTCATCGTCTTGCAGTTCTGACAGTTCACATTGAGCCCCTTCCGGCTGGTCGGCTAGAATAATGATTGGATCTCATCGCCCTGGCCGACCACGGTTGGGGCTTTCTCATATTTGAGCCGCGAATACGGCATATTCCAGATGCGTTTGAATTCGGCTATCTCCTGCTTCGACAGTCTCGGCCCGCCCCATGGCTTGCCTGGCGGGCGTTCCCGTTTCGGCGGTTTGAACGGTTTGACGCTCACCCGAGCCAAATGGCATGTATGCCCGGCGAGGTATTGGCCATCCGGCCTGATGCCCGCGCTCCCGCTCACGCTGCGCAACAACGGATAGCCGACTGATGGCAGCCATGTGACGCGGGTCAACGGCCGGCCGAGGATTATCGCCACGGTCAGGTCGTCACCCTCCACACACCCGTAATCCCACACATCCCACACGGTTTCGCGATCCTCGATGACGTACAGGCCGCACCCCTCGCAGACGGTGACAACGAGGGGACTCGTTTTCGGGATGAACGCGCGAAGCCATGCTGGTTTGCGTTCACGGGCGCGTGGCCTGCTCACTCCTCCATTGCCTTTCTTCTTGCCGCGTCGAACGCGATTCTGATGATGTTCCCCATCCACGCGCCGGGGAGCGTGATGAACTTTCGGGTTTCGGCCATGGCGGCGGCAATCTCCTCTTCGGTGATTTCGCGTGACGCTCCGGCCTTGTATCCTCGTCCCCACGCCCACTGCAGGTCACTGTCGATGTACGACGGGGTCACGCTGCTTCTGCGCCTCGATTCCACTGCTGATGATGCTCATTCGTTTCCTCCGTTTCGTTGTTGATTGCCGTTTCGATTCGTATGCACAGGTCGAACGCTTCCCGCCAGCCGACCTGGTAGCCGAGCACATACGCCTCTGCCGGCGACTCGCTGCCCAATCCAGCTGAGGCCAGTGCGCTGAGCGCCCGTTGAATCACGTCAATCGGTCCGGCCATGGGTCAGTCCTCCCATTTGATGTCATGGATTTCATGCAGCACCGCTTCGCAGGCGGTGATGAGTACGCTGAGCATACGGCGGCCGTGATGTCCTCTCCGGTCAAGGTTGAACAGGACGGGATGGCCTTGACTCCACTGGTCGATGCCGATGGAGGCGATTGGGATGGTCTCGACCAGATTGGTGTCAGCATCCTCACAGCGGTATTGGATGGTGACGGATTCTTTCATGCTTCCTCGCTTTCAGTCGTGTAACAGTTCGCGTCGAGCCAGTCGGCGATGGTTCGAAAGTCCTTGGCCCACTGAATCCGCGTCTGGCGTTCCCGCTCGTCCTTGGGGATTGGCTTCGGAATGTCAAAATCGAGTACCGAGTATTCGGATTGTTTTAGGAAATGGCTGCGGGCTGGTCTGCCTCGATGCTGAGGGACTTGCCTGTAGTTGACGATTTGGAGGATGTGCAGCATCTCCAATGCCTTGGCCGGGTCGAAGTTCGGAGTGTCGGGATTGTCGTCGAACCGCTGACGCAGCTCGGGCACTGTGCCTTCGCCGTTGCCGAGTTCCCATGCGGTCTCTTCGATTTGCTCTCTGAATGTGAGTGACATTTTGGGCTCCTTTGGTTTGGGAAAATCTAGTGTCGTTGAGGGGTGTTTTTGGTCTTTCCGGAGGGGCGAGCCGTAGTTTTTCCCACACCCGGACACACACGTAGTGTGTCCGGGGAGTGTGGGGAAAAACTAGACTCGATGGCTCAGTTTTTCCGGGAAAAACTCGGAAAAACTGGGAAAAACGGGAAAAACTAGATTTCGAGGTGGTTTTCGTCATCCAATTCACTCGCCTCCTCCCTGCTCATACGGTCCACATAGGCGTCGGATTTCGGGTCGTCTATCTGCCGGTACGGTCGGACGGATTTGAATATCGAACGATTGTTGCGTCCAGAGCGGTTCGAGACGAAACCCTCCTGCAGGAGCAGGCTCACGGCTTTGCTCATGACGGCGGTACGCGCTCCGGAACCGTCTTCCTTCAGTGCCTTGAACAGTTCGGACTGGTTCGGTTCTTCGAGTGAGTCCTCCAGCATGCGGCTGATGCGTTCCATCAGTCCGGTGGGTCGGAAGTCGTCGCGTTTCGCCTGTCGGTCTTCGCTGGGCATCATGTTCGGGCGTGCGATGGTGACGCGCATGAGTTTCGGGTCCGTGCTGTTGATTTCGATGCGTGCGGCTTCGCGCAGGTGTGAGCCGTTGCTCCAGTTGACGGCGCAATGCTCCTCGATCTCCGAGATTCGGTCCTTGCCGCTTTTGATGACGATGGTGCCACGCACTCCCTTGCCGACCGGTTTGGTCATGTCCACCGAGTAGCTGATGCCGTCGATGAGTGCGAGTTTCTGCATGCTGCCGCCGGCGTACCGGCCCCGGTTGTCTTTTGACTTGACGACGTGGTCGATTAACACGACTGCTGGCCCGCATGCCGAGATGAGTCGGGGCATGGTGTTGTACCAGGCTGCGATGTCGTCACCGCTGTTGCTGTCGAGGCCGGCGTAGGCGAGGCAGCTGGTGACGCCGTCGATGATGGCCAGCGTGGCCGTGTCCGCGTAGTCGAGGGTTTCCTTCCAGCCGTCGAGGCTGGTGGGGCTGCTCGGCTTGGCGCTGGGCCGCACGTAGTGTAAATGCTGCACGATCTGTTCGCCGGTCACGCCGAGCAGCAGGAGACGCTTGACCACGTTGCGTGCGGAATCCTCATAGTCGATATAGATCACGTCATGTCCCTGTTTGAGTTCCTGGGCGGTGGCGATCTGGGCGAGCATGCTTTTGCCGCAGCCGGGCTCGCCGTGCAAATCGTTGACCGCGCCACGGTAGAAGAGGCCTTGGCCGTCCTCTCGTTGGAACACGGTGGGCGTGGGCGGCAGTTCAATGCCGGAAGCGAGCTGGGTGAGGTCTTCGAACTGCCAGCTGGAGGAGGCGTTTTTACTTGCCTCGTGACTTTCCATTGAACCGTTTTGAACCGATGCGACGGGTGTTGAACCGGCTTGAACCGGCATTGTTCCAGTGTTTTGAACTGCTTCCGGGTGACTTTCCTCCATTTGATTCGCAATCGTGTTTTGGGTGAGTTCGTCGAACTCGCCGGGCGTCATGCGTTCGATTTTCGACTGCTCGCACGGATCAGAGTGGGATTGCACGCCGTTGACCTTCTCCATCGCGCCACTGAGAATGCTGGTCCATTCGCGTGCCGCCTCACGCTCCTTGCCTTGACGGTCGGGGGCCACCTCTTGGATGAATCGTGGTTTGAGCTGGCTGATGGCGTCGAGCGCGCCCCGGTGGCCTTCCTGCGCGAAGTTGACGAGCGCCCAGACGGCCTGCAGCGTGGTGTCATGCCTTGAGCCTTTGGAAGCGGGGTTGGCGAGCGTCTTGTTGAGGAACGTGTTGACCGCCTTGCACATGCGGTCGTCGTATTCCCTCGGATTCGAGGGGGTTAAAGTGTTCGAATTCGAACACTTTAATTCCTTCGGGTTCGCCATGCTGTCGGGTTTGCGCAGGTAGTCCACCCACTTCCATGGCAGTGTCGCCAAGTCGCTGATGCGAGGGAGCGTGCTGGAAACCCTGCCGCTGGGCGTGTGCCAGCAGTACATTTCGCCGCTCGGGTGGATCGACGGCCAGACCACGGAATACCGGTGGCCGGGTTGCAGGATGTCGACGCCCTCGATGGCGCCGCCCTTCCACGCCAATCCCTCGGGCACCTTGTAGAACAGGTGGCGTGCCGGCGAGTCGATGCCGTGCGCCGTGCTGCTCCACGTGGCCGGCAATGCTCCCAGCTCCTGGCTGAGTTCGCTGATGCCTTTCGCCCCGTCCGCCTTGACCTGATGGCCTTGTGCGGCGTCGATGTCCAACACCAATACGCCTTCGGGGATGACGATTCCCGTGTTCGCGTCCGGGGTCGCCTGCGACCAGACCTGTACTTGTTCGTCGGTGACGGGTTTGCGGCTGCGTCCAGTGAAACCGCTGGGTGGTGGGGTCTTGCGGCCTTCCGGCAGGGGGATGACCTGCATCCAGCCCGCCGCACGGTACAGTGGCGCGGCCGTCGCATAGCCGTAGGTGTCGGTCATTCCTGAAACTCCTTTGACGTGATGTGAAAATGTGGTTGGTGCCGTGCACGCCTTTGCATACGTGCCGGCCGCTTGGATACGGCAACGGCAATACGGGACTCAGCCTTTATCCGAGTCCTTGGTGTTATGCCAGCCTGCGAGCACGAGCTTCAGTGAAAGAAGCTCGATACTGACGGGCGACAGACCTTCAGGACACAGGTCGATCTCGCTGATCTGCGTGGCCAGTTGCTTCTGATGGTTCTGCAGCTACTTCAAAAGCTCTTCCATCAGAACTCGCCGGTTTCCAATTGCTGTTCCGAACCCCCGTGGTATTGGGGTTGCGCCTGGTCGGTGACGGCGGTGACCGCTTCGACCGGCACGCCCAACAATGCGGCGATCTCCTGCGGGCTTTTGCCCACGGCCTTCAACTGGTTGACCTTCATCGGATCAGCCTGCTGCTGTGGCTGGCCGAGCTGCACCGGCTGAACGGGTTGCTGCGGCTGCTGCTGCGTCGGCGGGTTCCATGGGTCGACCGGAGGCTGCTGATACCCCTGATTCGGGGTCTGCGTGGGCTGCTGGGGCGCGTACTGCTGCTGCGGGTAGTCTTGCTGGGACTGCTGCACGGGAGGCTGCTGGGAGCCCTGCTGGACAGGCTGCCGGGGTTGGCTTCCGTTGACGAGACTGTTGACGCTGGACGCGGGTTCGATGTGGAATTCGAACACCTTCGGCGGTTGGGGCGCGTCGCCCCGCTGGCCGAGACCCACGAACCGTTCCGTGATGGTGTCGCCCGGTTTCGGGATCTTCACGCCCGCCTGACGGCAGGCATCGCGAAACGCCTTGAGCTGGATGCCCCAGCCTTTAATCCATAGCGAGCGGCGGCCGTCATCGTCGTCTACGCTCGGGTCGCGCAGTTGGGTCTGGATGATGACGTGGATCTGCTCTTTCGGACGCCCGTCGTTCCAGAACGCCGGCTGCTTGGTCTGGAAGTCGTTGACCTGTGTGGTCTCGATTTTCTCGATGACGCCGGTCACCGTGTCCCCCGGCTGGCTGTTCGCGCCGAAGTAGGCTTTGGCGCTGTTGCCGGCGAGCAGTTCGTCGAGCGAGCTCAACTGGGCGGGCTGACGCTGCTGCGGCTGATAGCCGTACCCCTGCTGGGGGTAGCCATACTGTTGCTGTGGTTGCTGACCGAACATAATCGTTTTCCTTTCGTTATTCGGTGAACTGGTATTCGGATTCGATTAGGGGGATGAGTTGGAGCCATTTGTCGGGCACGTCCGGCCACGGTTTCTCGTCGAACTCGGGAAGCGCGCTCATATCCGGCCACACGCGCCCCTTGCATGAGAAGCACTTGTCGGGGCCGGCCGCCGGCAACTGTTTGATCCAGCTGTCGCGCACGTCGGGGCCCTCCGCCTGCTCCACGCAATCCATGAGGTTGACGAGCAGTTGGGCGCGGCTCAACGCCCATTTGCCGGGCTCCGGGTCGAACCTCGTCTCCCAGGGCAAAGCGTCGCCCAAACTGGTCTTGTTGCTGGGCAGGAAGTAAATGCAGTTGCGTTCCACCCGTTCGCCCTCGTTCTGCAGGCCCATGCCGTAGAGCGACGCCTGTATCCGGTATTGTTGCGATGGGCCATGGGCCTTGACCTTGGTGACGGTTGTGTTGCCGACGTTCTTCCAATCGATGGTGCTATGGGTTTTGCGATCCCAGAGGTCGATGCTGCCGGTCACGTCGTAGCCGCCGTGCAAACCCTGCAACCGGCCTACGGTGACGCGATATTCGCTGCGCCAGCGCTCCACGAGTTCGGTCACGTTGTCCTCACTCGTGTAGAGGAACTGGTGCGCAGGATCCCTGTTCAGCTCGCGGAACATCTGCTCGAAGTGCTCGTGCACGCACGTGCCGATGAACGGCCGCCAACCCGGCGAACGACGCTCCGGCCAGCCCGCCAGTTTCGCCGCGAGGCAATGCACGCAATCCGTTCCCAGTTCGGATGGGCCTATCTCACGCTGCAGCTCACGCGGAGCGTTCTGGATATCCGCTTCGATGAGCTGGCGGATCTCCGGCCACAATCGTGGTTCCTCCATCGTGTCCGTCTTGGTTTTCGGCGTTGCCGGTGGCTTGCCCATATCGGGTGCCGACTGCGTCATGGGCGGCACGTCGACGGGTATCGCGTCACCCTGCTGTTGGGCTTGTGCGACGGCGAGAATGGCGTCATTCATGCTCATGGTTCTTCACCTCCTTGAGAAAGTCGTTGATCTGTTTCCTAATGTCCGCCAACGCGGTTCTGCTGAGCCGTGTAATGGCCACCGCCTCGTCCGAGTTGTCGAAGCGCAGCGTGTAGGTGCGGTCGCCGTCCTTCGCGATGGTTACCGGCATGCTGCCGAAGGCCATCGAATGCACGGGAAAACCGGTCTTGCCCTGCGCCTCCAGTTCGCGTATGGCCTTGTGGATGCGTCTGGCGACGTTGAGGCCCAGCTCGTCGAGCTGCTCGGAACGGATGACGTACAGGTCGTCGGTCAGCTCGTTGCCGTTCTCGTCGTGCAGGTCGTAGTCGGCGATGGTGCTTTCCACGATCTGGGCGATGCCCAGGCTGGACAGTTCCGCGCTCATGAGACCACCACCATAGGCTTGCCGCTCATCGCGTAATCGGCCACCGCGTCCACGGACAGCAGCTTCTCCAACTGGCTGAGCGGGCGAGGCTTCAACTGGTAGGCTCCGGGGTATTTGGTGGCCGGGTAGGCTTTTTCGAACGTGCCGGCGTTGATGCGGCGAGCGCCCGGCTTGACCTGCACTTTCAGGTTGCCGGCCTGGTAGGTGCCGGCCGGATGCGAGTCGAGGATACGGGCCTTCAACTCGTCGACCTCCTCCTGACGGGACGCGATTTCGGCCTGCAGTTCGACGATGCGCGCCGCCTGCGCGGCGAACAATCCTTGGCGCAATTCCCCGTCCGGGTTCACGGCCTCCGTGGTTTCAATGGTTGACGTGTCATTCGCAGTCATTTGATGTGCCTTTCACGATGATTTGGGCGTAGGTGGGATACCACGCCGTCTGATGCTTGGTCTGGTTCGTGTGCCGGTTGCAGCAGGTGACCGCCTCGTCCAGTCCGGTGGGCTTGCCGAGCGGCCCGCATGTCCTGCAACGCGGCATCCAAAGACGTTTATCGGGCATCCTGCTTGTCCTTGGAGGTGAGTCGCAGTCCGGCTATGATGTCCGCCGAAGCGTCCGGGTTGCGCAGCAGCTTCGATATGGCCGCGCCTTCCTTGACGGTCAGTTGGGCGACGGCGATGGCCGACGTGACGGCCGTATGCTGCTCGTTGGTGAGTATGATCTTGTCGGACAGCAACAGTTTGGTCGCCCGGTCGATGAACGTGCTGGCCGCGTTCGTGATGCCGTTCGCCGGCGGCACCAAAGCCGCCAGTTCGAAACTCAGGTCCTCGTCCGCTATCAGCGCCTGCTGCACCAGACGGGGTTCGTTGATCGGCTTGCTCATGATTGTTCTCCTTGCTTGTTCGGCTCCCATTCCGGGAGCGGCTTGATTCGGATATAGAGATGTGGTTCGTATTCGCGCCCGCAACACGTGTAGGGGTCGCCGCTCTTGCGCTTCCGGTAGCGGCCCTTCGACCCGTAGACCCATAGGTCTGGCATCCGCTTGCTGGCGTGGGATTCGACGACCTGCGCGTCATCCACGTAGGCGACGCCGTTCAATGAATCCAAAACCAGCTTCAGCAGGTTGTCGAGGTCGGGCCGACCCCTATGGCTCATCCAGAACTCCGCCTCCAAGCGCACGGGGCATTGGAACGGTTTCGCCTGCGGGTATTTCAACCGGAATTCCGCGAACAGGCGTTCCTCCGCCCTGACGGTGCGTTTCGGAGTGATCGCATGCCCGTTGTAGACGCGGGGCCTGCCCTTCGGCACCGGGTCGCCCGGCAAGCAGAGCGTGAACTCACTTGGCTGTTCCATCAGCGCCCCACTTCAACAGGATTCCCACGAACACGAGCGGCAATACGACCGCCAGTACGAGCGAGCCGGTTATCATCCACTGCGGCGTACCCACCGGACTGGGGATGCGACTATGCGTGCCGGCGAAACCGACCAGCCAACCCTCGAAGAACGTGAGAGCCAGTAATACGGCCGATTTCTGCCCGTCCGTTAACCTCGGCCGGGGTCGGCGCATACGCTTCTTTTTGCGCAATGCTTCGATGCTCATTCCGCAACCTCCTTGCGCTTGCGTTGGATGGCACGCAGCAGGGTCAGCGACTGGCTGAGGATCATCGACGCCTCGAACGCCAACGGGTTCTCACCCAGCTCGAACAGCGCGTGTTCGAGAGAGCCGGCCGCGTCATGCACGTCACTGGCCACATCGACGGCGTGCTGCCACTGATCGACCGGATGGAACAATCTTTCCTCCACGGTGTCCTTGTCTGGATCGCACACCGGACAATCGCACTTGCCGGTTTCCGGCTGGCGCGTCTCCTCGTCCAACTCCTTCTCCAACTCAGCCTCTCCTCCCTCAAGCAGCCGCTCCATGAGCTCCTTGAATGACATTCCCTTCGGGATCTCGACGCCGATGGCGTGGATTCCGGTAATCTTGTTGTTTGACATCACTTGTTTTCCTTTCAATGTGATTGGTGATGTTGGTGCCGGCGTGAACCTTGGACAGTGCGACGCCGGCACCTCTTCCTTTTCTCCCGGTTTTGAATCCGGGAAACCCTTATTCGCCGTAGACCAGCTCCTTGCGGCTTATCGCGCACCGCCGGTCCCGGTAGTCGATGACCTCCTGTGGATTCCAGACGAGCCTGCGGCCTACGCGTTTCGGCGTGGGCGGATACCGGCCTCCCCACTTGTCGTGGCACGACCACACGTAGAGACTGCCCTTCGAGACACCGAGGAAGCTCGCCACCTTGGCGATCGGCCAGCCGTCAAGAGACGATTCGATTTGACTACCGGCCATCACGCACCCGCTTCCAAGTCAAGGGGAGTGCAGCCCAGATACTTCTGGATGAGGTACTGCTGGCCCTTGGGCGTGACCTTCGTCGTGAAGTTCAACGACACATGACCATCCGAATGGGTGATCGATGTTTCCTTGACCTCGAACAAACCCAGTTCCATGCTCTTCTGCGTCGGCATGTTCGGATTCCCGTTGCGCTTCATCAGGAAACCGTCCTCACGCAATTGCTTGAACAACCGGTTCTGGCCGGTCTTCACGCCGTTCTGTTTGAGGATCTTCGCCAATTCGCCGATCAGAATGCTCCTCTTGCTCGTGGCCACCGCGTCCGCGAACAACACCTTCGGCTTCTGCTCGTCCAACTGCTTCCGTTGTTCTTCGATGGTCTTCTGCGCGATGAGCACCGCGCGCGCCATCGTCTCCTCCGGGGTCTCGCCCTGGGGAATGTAACCGCCGGTACGACGGATCTGGGGCACTACCTCGTCGAACAGCCAATGCTCGAACTCGACCGCGCTGGTGAGCTTGCTGCTGGCGATGAGGCGGTACACGTCGCCTTCGGCGATGAATACCATCTGCTGGATTCCACCGGCCGTCTCAAGGGGTCTGCGAATCACCGACCCCTTGCAATGCTGCTTAACGGCATCGGCCGGGCGCTTGTATCCGAGTGCGGTGGCGACGTGCTTCGCGCAGAACAGCACCGTCCCGTTCCCGGTGGTCACCGTGGCGACCGGGTTGCCCCGAAACTCGAAGGGCTGTACATTGGATTCAGTCATTTTGGACCTTCTTTCAATCTGACATTCGCCGCCGCTCCAATCGGCGGCATTTTTTTGTGGCTAGAATCTGAGCCATGTGGAAATGGCTGGCGGACAACTGGATGGGATTGACGGCGTTGCTGCTGTCCTTCGACGCGGAACGACGCCTGTACCTCTCGACCGATTGGGGAGTGGATAAGACGGATGGGGACGGGTGGATACTGCGCAACAACGGGTGGCTCACCGAACGAGACATTCGGGTGACGCCGACTGGCGGCGCTATCGTCGAATACCGTGGAGCCTCCAAGCTCAAGCGCCATGAGTCCGGCACCGTCATCGTCGCGATGGTCGAGACCTCGAAATCGAGAGACATCCGCGTATCCTCGCGAAGAATCCTGTTCCGGCATTCCCGGATCCTGTCCCTATAGACCCCGGCCCGACATCCACGGGCTCGAGCCCACGGAGACAGAAATCGATGTCTTCCTTGTCGCAGACGACGAGTCCCGTGTATTCGACCCAGCATTTGCCGTCATCAAACACGCGAACCGTCATCGGGTGGCCGTCCAACCATCTGACACGATCCATGTCGATGCTGAGAATACGAATCAGCGCACGGGCCCTCTCACGTTCCGCGCCGCCAAGCCGGTAGGTCCTAACCATCACGCCACCGCCTTTTGATCGTCCAGAATGAACTGGTTGTTGAGGAAGTCGCCGGGCTGATATCCGGTGAGGTTGGCGAAGGCCTCGATGTCCGTGAGGGACAGGTCGACTTTGCCGTTGATGCGGCGCGAGACTACGTCGGCCGATTGGTTTGTTTGTTTGGCATAGTCCGCGACGCTGATTTTTCGTGCGGCCATCACGGCTCTGATTCGAGCCGCCGCTTGTTCGCTGAGCTTTGTCACGGTTGTCCTCCTTTGTGTTCCGTGTTTGAGCGACAGCTACAGTATGCACGTTATATCGTGCAGCATCAAGTGTCGGCGTGTCGTATCTACGCGCATTACTTTTCTTTTACGTTACTGCGACATGCATTCAATTGCGTGTTAGCGTAAATACGCGCTATAGTAGGGCACATGGGACATGGAAAGATTGGTGTCAGCGATTTCGCGCTGACGGTAAGCGCCGCCATCAGAGCGCAAATGGGAATACGCCGCATCTCCAACAGGGAAATCGCGAAACTCATCGACCGAGGCGCGACCTACGTCAACTCCCGAATCAAAGACGAAAACGAATGGGCCCTCGGCGACATCGAAAAACTCTGCGAACTCTGGAACATGACACCATGCGAACTCATCGAATCCGTCAACACCGAGCAGTCTCGTGTGGCTGAAACCCTCAACAAGCTCAAACGCGGCGACCTCGACATCGCCGCCTACGAGGACGAGCACAAATACGACGGGGACGGGGACGAGCCGGCGTGAGCGTTCGCGCTTGAAACTCTAAATAGGTTCAAACCGTTGGAAACATTGGCCTCCCATCATTTTGTACACCACTACAAAATGATAGGAACAGAGAGATGAGGACAAATGGATAAAGAAGCCATCAAACGATACGCCAACGACCTCGACGCCATCGCCAACAATGAGGATGACGTGGGATTCTGGTACGCCAGAAGAGTAAGTGGGTGATTCGATGACGCTGCCATTGTCGCCGCGCATGAGCTACGGGCAGATGCGCATGGCATTGTACGACGTTGCACCAGACCTGCATGTGGCCAGCGCGTGGCTTCCCGGCAAACTCGACGGCATATACTGCCTCGCCACCAACACCGTGCTCATCGACCGGCGCATCACCTACACGCGCAAACGCTGCGCCCTCGTCCACGAACTCGTCCACTGGCAACACGGCGACGACACCAGCAACGGCTGCCGCGGCGGCAAACTCGAACAACGATGCAGACACGAGACCGCGATACTGCTTATCAACCCGGCCGAATACGCTTTGGCCGAACGTATGTATGACGGCAACCCGTACCAGATAGCCGCCGAGCTCAATGTCACCATCCAAATCATCCAGGATTATCGACAGTGGCTACATGACAACGTGACTGTATAGGAAGAGGATGAAATGAAGAAAACGATTACACTTCTATGTTGTATGGCTATGGTTGTGTCCTTGGCCTCTTGCGGGGAACCCGCGCCATTGACTGAAGGACATGCCCTTACCGCATGTAAACGTCAAGCGAAAATCGAAGCGACCAAAGGTTTTTACTACAAGCTCAGCAATGTGGATATAACCGATAATGATGATGGAACTATTCGCGTTATCTTCAACGATGCAACGGTTAATCAGTCTGTAGTCCAGACGGTCGTGTGTGACGTTGGAGGAACAAATGACCGGCCGTCGATACTGACATTTGGAGATATTCGCGGATTGAACAACGAGTCAGACAAGCAGGACACGAGTGAGCAACTAAAACAGCAGTCCGGAGAGAAATCTGGAGAGACGGCTTTTCTTTCCGCAACTGTAAAGATCATCGATGGTGATATTCAGATAAACACGAGCGGCAAAGTTGAATATAGTCCGCTGATTACCGTTTATTCCGTTACTGGCGATGAAGCCTCGTTCCTCCCGCTCGGGAATGATGCTAATACCATCGTGAAAGCAGACGGAAGCAAAACATCGATTTCTTCTTCCGACTACACATGGAAGTATGACCAAAAAGGTGATGCAACATTCAGTATCAGCCTTAACCCTGCCGAATATATGGGGATAAGTGACCCTATCGACAGAGTGGAGTTGGCCGCATATATGAGGTCAGCAAAACGCACAATAGGCAAAAACATCGTATTGAATTTCGATTAGAAAGAATTGCCCTATCGGTCTTGCACACCGATAGGGCGGTTGAAGAATCCAGCTAGTTCAAGAAAGGAGGACGCTTCGCCTACCTATCATAGCCGATAGGCCTGGCGGAGCTATACCCGAAATGTCAGAAGAACGCGAGTGTGCTGCCGAAGTAGTTTCCGCGCTCCTGCGGGGTAAACTCCAGGGACAGCAGATGGTATTCCGGGTCGTCGGGATCCGGCCCCTCGTCCATGAATCCGAATCGTGTGAACAGGTCCATGCTGGGCTTGTTGCGCGGATCCACCTGGGTGAGCACGAGTGGCGTGCGGTTGAAACGCCAGGCATCGTCACGCAGGCGCACGATAACCGAGGAGAGCAGAGTGTCTCCGAGATGTGTGCCACGCACCTTCAAAGCGGTGGCGATATACGAGATCTGGTAGACGCCCTCATGCTCATCGGTCGTTTCCACGGCTACGCCGTATTCGCAGAAGCCGACCACGTCATCATGCAGGGGAATATCTCCGGATACGACAAGAAGCGTGCGCATGATCCCCTTCGGGGTCTTGCGCACGCTGAGGTCACGTATGTAGCGTTGCGGGTCCATCGCCCATTCGGGGCCTCCAGGTTCACAGCACAGGAACTGCCTGAGGGCCGTCTGATGGTCTCTGGAGCATTCGCGCTCAATGACGAGCTTCAGACCCATCGATGGTTTCCTTCCGGGCCTTTGCCCTGCGTTCCATGTAATGGCGGGCGCTGCGGGTCAGCTTCATCCATTTCTCGTCCACGGCGTTGCGTGGCTTGCCGTCCTCGGGCGGCACGTATGCCGGAATCGGCTTCACGCCGGTATCGGTCATGGTCATGGCCGTCTCCTTTCCGATTTTGGCGTAAAGAGAATATTTTATTAATTTCCCTGTTATCCGTCAAATCTCATTAAAACACATTAATACCAGTTGAAGGACGCACTGAGCTGAGAGCGGGTTGGAAAATGGCCGCTTTGCCTTGCGGGAGTAGGGCTGAGCGGCTTTTTCGTTTTAACCAGTTTTAACGGTTTTTAACCTGTTTTTACGGAAAATGTGGGCAAAATGTGGGCAGAAATCGAGCCCGCGAAGCCCTCTGCCACAACGCGAAATCGGCCCCGTCCGGCTCGCAGGTTGACTCTATTCGAGTCGCCTGCGATGCCGGGCGGGGCCGAACTATGTGTGGTTATGCGGCGAGGTCGATGCGTTGTTTGATGGCGCTGACGCCGATGAGCGCGCCGGCGAGGATGCCGAGCGCGTTGAGCGTGGTCACGATGGCGTCCACGTGGGGCCAGCCCCATGCGGGGCCGACCGTGTTGACGAACAGGGCGAGTGCGGGCAGGACGATGAGGCCGAGCCATTTGAGGATGTCGTAGACGCGGCTGGGGATGAGCCAGTCGGGCACGATGTCGGTGGATGCCGGTGTATCGGTTGGATTGTCGGTCATGTTTGCTCCGATCGTAAAAATAATGGTGATGCCGTCACCCGCATAATCGGGTGGCGGCATCGGTTTGGGTTAGCGGCAGGTCACCACGTCACCGGGATAGTAGACGTTGATGTTGCCGGAGGGTACGGTGCAGCGGCTGACGCTGTAACCGTGCGCGGTGGCGAAATCCCACACGGTGTCGCCCCATTGGAGGACCTTGGAGACCCCGCCTGACGATGCGGGGGCGGTGCCGCCGCCGTAGGTGACGACATCGCCCACGTAGTAGCGGTTGATGTCACCGCTCGGCGTATGCCACGCGGACAACGGCCAAGCGTTGTAGGCTACGGCGAGTCCCCAGATGGTCTCGCCCCACCGCATGGTGTGGCTGATGCCACCCGTGTTGGTGTTGGCCGGGGGAGTGCTCGGCTGCACGGGCGCGGCCGGTGCGGCCGGTGGCGTGGAGTCGCCGGTTGGGTTGGCGTACAGGTCCCACTGCCATGCGTCGCCACGGAAGATGTTGAGGTCGATGGGACTCCACGTGTTGACCACGCCGGTGCCGCTGTACTGTCGCATGGCCTCGCCGTACGCGCCTATCATCCACGGGTTGGCCTGGTAGCCGGTCGGGGCCATGTTCGCGTACTGCGCGATCCACAAACCGTAGTTGGCGCGGATGTCGCCGGGGATGGTGCCGGCCACGGGGCCGGTGTAGAGCAGCGGCTTGACGCCGCCCGAGAGCCGTTCGCATTCCGCCATGAAGCGGCGTACCCAGTCCCAGTTGCCCCACGCCGGATTATCGTCCATCTCCCAGTCGAGCGCCACGATGCCGTAACGCCAATAGTTGCTGGTGTTGCGATAGAAGAACTGGGCTTCCGCCTCCGGGCTGCCTCCCATCGCGTAATGGTAGAGGCCGTATTTCTTGCCGCTGGCTTGTGCCTGGGCGATCATGCGGTTGGCGTCGGTGTTGACGCCGGACACGAGACAGTTGTTGTTGACTTGGCCCGTGCCCCATGTGGTGCCGACCACGATAAAATCGGCCTGCATGTTGTACACGTCTACGCCGCACTGCCAGTTGGACATGTCCACGCCTTGCATGTCCGCGTGCGCGGTCGCCGGAAGCAGCATCATGCACACGGCGGCTGCCAGTGCCGTGACCTTGGCGAACAGGCGCTTATGCCATGGCTTCGGCTTGTCCTTGTTATTGACCATATGCCCCCTTTCTCGGGATGGATTGTTGTTTGTGGCCCACGGTCGTGGGTCAGGATTATCGGGGCCCACTCGGGGCCGTCAATGAAAAGCCCCACACGGAATGGTGTGGGGCTGGAATCAGTCGATCTTGTACAGGCGGGGAGTGAACGTCTTATCGACCTCGCCCGTGGTGTTGATGAAAATGTTGCATTGGAGAGTGCCGGCCTTCAAGGTTTTCGGCCCATAGTCACGAGGTGCGAACACGTTTGTGCGTTTACTTCCGTCATCGGGGGTGAGCGTGACTTGCATGCCAAACAGCCATGAGCTGTTGCCCAAAGGCCAGTCGGAGGCGTCCAGCGTGTACGTTCCCGCGTCCACATGCACCACCGCGGTCAAGCCATCCCATGAGTCGGCCGGTTTCGTGGTGGAGCCTTTGAACCGGTACGTGCCCGGCGATGGTTCCGTGACCATAACACCCGGGTCGGTGCCTAATGTTTTAGGCAGGCCGGTGACACGCGGATACAGGTTCGCTAGTTCACCGCCCCCCCCCTTAAGGCTGGTGTTGTCGGGTCGCATCCAATCGTGCGCGGTGTTCCCGAGTTCGAGTTGGATTTTCAGGTTGCCCGACACGCTGCCGGCCGTGACGCCGCCACGCAAGATGCGCAGCTCGACGCGTGTGGTCCCCTTGGGAATGGTGACCACGGTGTTGTTTTTCCCCTGATAGACGCCGCCGAGGCTATTCGCGTTGGCGTAGAGGCCGATGACCAGGGTTCCGGGCACATCGCCCGTGTAGGAGATGATGAGAGGCACGCCAACGATGCCTTCGGGCACGTCGAACTCCCAGCTCACGCCCTTGTACAATGGCACCGATTCGGTGCCGCTGTCAAAATCAAGCGACCCGTCCTGCGCCACGGTGACGGTCAAACCGTTGCCCGACGCGGGACCATAGGACAACAGGTTACGTGAGAGTACCGTAACCGGCACTGTTTTCGTGACCGTGCCGGCGGTCAGTTCCAGACTCGTGGAACCCGGCTTGACGCCGGTGATATCAAGTTTCGTCATTGTTATGACTCCTTGGTGACGGTGGCTAGCGTCGTGTTAGCGATGATGGAAGTAACCTCCTGCGAGGCGGCGGCGGGCAATACCGCGATGTTGAGCTGCTTGGTTTCGCCTACGCGCAGGGTGACTGCATCGACCGGCTGGCCGGAATCGTCCGTGACCTTGATGGATTCGGGCGCGTAGGCGGAGGCGATGGACGCGGCGGCGGAAGTGAAACCGTTGACAGTAGCCGTGACGAGAATCGTGCCGCCATGCCTCCACGTGAGCGTGTTACCGCTGACCGTGGCGGTGGAAGTGTCCCTGCTTGTGAACGTCACGTCCTTGGTGGTCAGCAGGTCGCCCACATGACCGTCCGCATACGCGGCTTTCGCCCCCAGTTTCAGGGTGCTGTTGACCGCCAGAGACTTGGGCAGAGCATTGCCCTTATCATCCGTGATCTCGATGGAGACCACCGTGTCCTTGTCCAGCGGCCATACGAGTTTGCCGTTGAATAGGGCGTTGTACGTGTGGCCGTTCAATAATGGTTTGCCGACACGTTTGCCGGCGTAAAAGGCTGGCATGATCAGGCCCCCTTCACAGTGGCCTTGGCTGCGGGCTCCTCCGACACGGTTCCGGCTGGCGTTTCCCCGGTGGAGTCCTTGCCGGTTTCCTCCGTGGTGCCTTCAGGGGTGCCGGCGGAAGGCAGTTCGGCGGAAGCGCTCTCGGCCTTGTCCTTGACCGCCCGCACCGTCGAATCGATGACGGCGATGGCCGTCTCGCCCTTCGCCGCGACCATGGAAGCGGTGTCGGCCACGGTCTGCGAATCGTTGGCGACGGAAGCCGCCGCCATACTGGCGTTCGACGCGAGACTGCTCAGGTCGGACTGGGTGGCGGTCGCGGAATCCGCGGAGGACCGGGCGCTCAGCATGGCGCTCCTAGCCAACGCGGCGTTCGTCTGCGCTTCGGCCGTGATGGACTCCAACGTGCTCAAGGCCGCAGCGGCCTTCGCGGTCGTGGCGGTTTCGTCGAAGAACACCAGCTCGTCCGGGTATTGTGCGGAAAGTGTCTCAGCCTCCGACTGGGTGGAAGCGTGGCGAACCTTCAACAGTTGGGAGCCGGCCATATCCTTCGGGACGAACGTGCCGGCGTCCACTTCCACGAGGTCCGCGTATTCGACCTTGGTCTTGGAGTCCGGCACCTCGACGTAGCGCGTGTACGCCTGCGGCGTGCCCGCCAACTCGATGACCTGCCAAACAAACGCGCTAGTCGTGGGCAGCAGGTCAACCGTCAGCTCACCCGTTTCGGACAGATTCGCGTCGAACGAGGCCGCGATAATAAGATTCTTCGCCGCGTCGAAGTGACGACGCACCGGGCGGAACCGCAGCGTACCGGTCACAGGGTCCAAGCCGCCCGTCTTCGGCTTCCTGATGGAAATATGGATTTGGGTCATTACTGTTCCTCCTTATTGGATTCGATGATTGTTTCCGGTGCAACGTCCGGGCGAAGCTCGTCCGGCAGCGAGGGCTTGGGATGACGTTTCAAATTGTTGACCATGTTTCCCTTTTCTCTGGGATGGATATTGTTTGTGGTCCACGGTCGTGGGTCAGGACTGTCGTGGCGCTATCGGCGCGGATTGGATGTCATTGTTGAGCGATGTCCCGTGCCCATTGCCGCCAAGGCTGTGGTAGCTGTCGTAAAGCCTCTGACTGCGTGCTTTGAGGTCCTCGTCTGCCACTCCGTCGTGCTCGATGACCATTTCGCGGCGCAGGTCCTCCAACTGGCACAGCAGGAGCTCGCGCAGCCCGTTGACCATGGCTTTGCCCCATCGCCACATCAGGCCCAAAACCGTGGCCACGCCGCCACAGATAAAAGGCACGAGCCAATCGACGACGTGAGTGAGCAAAGACATGGAAAAGCTCCTTTACGGTGGGTAAAACCCACACGTTCGTCCCCGTTGGATAGGCCAACGGGCGTGTGGGTTTTGGAGGTTGAAAATGCTGTTACAAGAGTTTTGGACCAACCGGTTTTGGCCGTACTGCACGCGGAATCTACGTGAGAGCACGTGGGTCGGCTACGAGAGTGCTTGGCGTCTGCATGTCATGCCGGTTTTCGGTGGCATGGACATGAGCGCAATAAGCGTGGAGCTCGTGGACAAGTGGCTCGCCGGTTTCGCCAGTTCGGGCGCGGCACGCAAGGCATGGGCCGTACTACGCGCGATACTCAGGCGGGCTATCCGCTGGAACCTGTTGGACGTGGACATCACCAGACGCGACATCCAACTGCCGGCCAAACCTCATTACGAGCCGCGAATATTGACCATCCGCCAGCAGCGCACGCTGTTGCGGGGCTTTTACGGTCATCTGCTTGAGGCGTGGCTTATCTGTGCCGTCTCATGCGGACTCCGCACCGAAGAAGGATACGGGCTCGAATGGGGCGACCTCGACCTGCGGCGCGGCGTCCTGCACGTGGAGCGCGGCCTGCAATGGGTCGCCGGGCATGAGGCCGTCGTGCCGCCGAAAACCGAACTGTCCCGCCGCACGCTCCCGTTGCCGCGCTTCGCGGTCAAACGATTGCGCGAGCTCAAACCACGCGAGGGGGGCCGACTCATCGGCACCCTCACCCCGCCGCAAGCCGCACGCCAATACAAGGCCTACTGCAAGCGGCATAACCTACCGCACGTGCCCGCACGCAACCTGCGCCACTCATGGGCGACGAACACTCTGGCCGCCGGGGCTGACATCGCCATCGTGAGCAAAATGCTCGGCCACAGCGACATCAAAACCACCGCAAAGTACTACCTCAAACCGGATATCACGGCTTTGCGAGACGCGCAACGCCTCTGGGAACGAGCCCTAATAGCCTGAACGGGATTCCCTAACCCAGCGTTCTACGACGTGGCGAGTACCTTACAGCAGCGACAGCATTTTGCTTACGCGCATCGGTGATATCTGTTTCATGGGTGGCAACGTAAAATTCAACAGTAGCGGGCAGAACAATTACACGAAGGCTCAGGAGAAGCTCCCCGAAGGGTATCGACCCGTCACCGTCAATACGCCCGTGGCCGTTTTCGGTGGTGAAACGACATTCATCTGTTACGGCGAGGCCAATGGCACCGTCACGATGCTTGGCAATCCGAACAGCGCGTACGCGGGATGCACCGGCGTATGGAGGACCGCCGACCCGATGCCCGCCGCATAGCTTCGGGACACTGGCTCAGGCGGTTGCACTGTCTTGCAGTGACCCCACGGGTCATAGCGCGTATGAGACGGTCATGCCGAACGCGTTCGGGCCCTGCGTGCCGCCCTGATTGGCGTAGGTCATGGTTCCGTTCGCGTTTACGTTGATGGTCTTCTGGTTCGCGCCGTCGCGTCCACCGTAGGAGAAGTTCAAGTTCATCGGGGGACGCCATCCTTCGGGCAGAGTGCCGAACGTGCCGGTGTTCCACGAGCCGGAGGCCGACGACTTCCAGTCGATGCGCAACGTGACGAGCGAGCCGCGACGGTAGCCTTTGACGGTACCGTAAGTGGAGTTAATCAGCGTCAGCACTTCGGTCTGGGTTTAGGGAAAGCTACGCGGTAATCCAACAGCCGGATATACCGACGAATCGGCCGGTATATCCGGTACCGTTCAACACCATTTTCCCGTCTGTGGTGCCGTAAAGGTAGAAACTGGTCGCGCCGCCGTTGTCGGTGCCGCGCATGACCGCGCGGGAATCGCCGGACGGTCTGAAACCCTCCGGGATTGTCTCGCTGACGGATGTGTTGCCGACCTGATTGAAATTACTTGTCAGCGTGATATACGCGCAGGCGGTGACAATACGGCCGACACGAACCAGAGTGATATACCTGTCGGAATACGGCATCCTGACTTGGCCCGTGACAGGGGTTAGGGAATCCCACACATCGCTCATCGGCCGCAAAACGTTGAACAGGGGGACCGGTGTGCCGATGGTGATGCCGTCCAACGGGATGCGGTACAAGGGCATGTCGTAGGTGGTGCCCCCGTCCAACGGGCTGGTGGTGTTCACGGCGGGGTCGGTGGGCGTGCCCGTGGTGGGCGTGCCCCTGACCACGACCAGTTTCGCGCTCTCGATGTTCTGCGAGCCCTTCGCATAGCGGCATACGATCAGGTCGTTGCGTTTCTGACCCTGACTGCCGTTGGTGACGATCAGGTCCTCGGGCGTGCCCTGGCTGACGTGACGGCCCTGCATGACCAGCTCGCCCGTGCCGATGGTCACCTTGTTCGCCGAAACGACGGTGATCTTGAGCTTGTCGTGCACGTCGAGCACATAATCATCCAAGCCGAGGATGCCGGCGTTGAGGGCTGCGGCCTGTTCCGCCGTGGCGTGCGCCTTGCCCGCATGTCCGGTTACGAGTTCAACCATTCTGCTTGCCTCCGTTCTGGTACCAGCTATCGAAGCCGTTGTCGATGTCCTTCAACCGGTTGGCGTATTCCTGCCAGCAGTTCGTGCAGAACAGGTAGCCGTGTTCCTTGCCGTCCGCGTCCAGTCGGATCGTGTTGTACCACGTCTTGATATCCGGGTCGTCCAGATCCTTGTACCATTTGTTTTTGCCGCACCGGTCGCATTGCATGACCGTCGCATTGTCGATACGCGCCATAATGGCCCCCTTCCTAATCGGCCTCGTAATCGACGGACAAGACGCCGCCCGAGACCTTGACGATTTTCTTGGTTATCGAGGCGTTGACGGTGATGCCGGTGAGATTATCCCTTGCGGTCACGGTGTCGCCCACGTCGAACACCACGTTCGCGTCATCACGGACGGTGACCTTCACGTCGCCCTCGGATTGCAGTTCCTGCAACTTCTCACGTGTCTTCTGATTCAGCTCGGCGGTTTCGGCGTTGCTGTAGTCGTAGACCTGCGTTATCTCATCCACACCGCGCAGTGATTGCGTCTGGCTCACGTTGCCTTTCGCGTCCGCATACCAGTGGACGACCACACGGGCCGCCAAATCGCCCTTGCCCAGGCCGATGAGATGGTTCGGTTTGCGCCACGTGCGCGTCGCGTCGAAATCGATGAGGTCGCTGTCAATCGAGTCGCCGTAATGCGCGACCGGCTCAGCCCAAATGTTGACCCGGCCGGACGCATAGGCAAGCCTGAGCTTCAGCCCGTTGGCCTCGCACATCTTCCTCAAACCCGTATAGCAGTCCGCGTAGCGGTCGAACTGGTATTGTTTGATGGTTGGGTCGTCACTGCCGTCAGTCGGTGCAACCGCGTCGAACACCGAATCAAGCCCTACGCGGCTGATGAGCGAGCCGATGACCGTGCTGGCCGTGCCGCTCACTGTGAGATAATCCCTGTCCCTATCCGGTTCAAGGATCTTGTTCGCGAGCACGCCGTGCCATGTGCGCCCCGAGTAGGTGAGGGTGCTGACGCCGGACGTGAGCTGGTCTTCCATCGCATCGACCACGCCCCCGCATTCGCTGCCGTCGATGTAGACATAGGCACCCGCATCGATGGTGGACGCGCCGCTCATGACAAGTTCGAAATCGTTTTCCTCCTTGCCCCACGCGCAATCCAGAGTGTAGTCGGCGGCGGAACGGACATCGACGTGATTGGAGTCGGTGATAATCAGGTCCACCATGACGGCGTGCTCCTCTCCTGGATCACTGTCAGGTCAAAGCCGAACCCGTTCCACTGCACCTGGTGTTCCCCGGCCGGCAACGGCTGGAAAATATAAGCGCCGCCGTTGAGGCCGCTGCCTCGTTCGCCCTTGTCGAACACGTTCGTGGTGTCGCCGTTTTCGGCGGTCATGACGATGCTGCGTTGCCCCTCCACGCTGTTGACGGTCACATACGAGCCCGAGGGGATGTCCACGTCGAGCGCGTACCGGTTGCCGCCGATGATGATGGCTGGCTGTGAGACCGGCCCGTAGACCACCAGTTCGAACGGCATCGGCGAGACGGCATCGTTCACGACCGAAGCGTTTCGTGCCGTTGGCAGGTAGTCGTGAGGGTAATCGTGCGGGTAATCAAGGTCGAGGCACGGTTGCAGCGCATCCGACAAGAAATGCTGCACGTCGTCACGCTTGTGCCACAGGCCGTCAAGCAATGCGACCGTGAGCGCGTACTTCGCGGGGCCGGGCGGATCATAGGATGGTTCGATGCCGGTGATGAGCGCGGTCTGCGACCAGCCGTCCACGGTGAGCAGGCCGGCGTCGTCCTTGCTGCGGGATGACGCCACGGCCTTGATGTCCGCGTCGAACAGTTCGCTCGCCACGTCCAGCACGTTGAGGTCGGCGCATGTGGCCTCCAATTGGACGCTTGACGCGTTGAGGGAGGCGGAGTCAATGCCGTGCGCGGCCAACTCCACCTCCCACGCGTGCGTGCGCAGGCTCTCGATGCGTTTGACCATGAGACCGGCCGGGTCGATGAGATCAACGGCCCCAGCCGAAACGGCGCGGCTTGATCCTCCGCCTCGCCGGTAGGTCATCGACTGCATGACTGTCCTCCTGTTTTAGACGAGACCAAGCCTGCGCTTCTCTTCGCGGATGGTCATAGATGGCGTGTACTTAGCGATGGTCGGCCCCAAATCACCGTGCAATGCCTGCAGGTCGGAGCGCAGGCCGCGAAGCTCCACAAGCATCGACGCGAGGTCTGCGAGCCCATTCCCGGTTTCAGGCAATGGGGCGGAGCCCTCCACACCAATGGCGGAGCGCAACGTCATCGGCTGGAATGCCGACTGTGCGGCGGCCGTGACACCCTGCATCCGCTTCGCGATGTCACGCTGCAATGCGGGGGTGGCCTTGTCAATGCCCTCGCTGATGCCGGGCGGGATGTAGCGGCCGACTTCGTCGCGGAACACGCGGGACGGCGAATGGATGCCGAGCGCTTCCTTCGCCTTATCGACCAGTCCGGAAAGCGCGCCCTTGATCTTGTCGTACAATCCGCCGATGGCACCGCTGATGCCGTTCCACAGACCACTGATGAGCTGCGAACCGGCGTTTTTGAGCAGCGAGCCAGCTCCGGCGAACACGCCCTTGATGGCGCTCACGATGCCCGACACCAAGCCGCCGACCGCTCCGGCCGCGTTGGAAAGAATCGATTTGAAACTGTTCCAAGCTCCCGACCAGTTGCCGTTGATGAGGTTGGTGACCATGCTGATGACACCGGAAATAACGCCGACCACGCCCTGGATTACGCCTTGTATGCCGTCGATGACACCCGACACATATGGGAGCATCGCCTGCACCGCAGGCAACAACGTACCGGTGATGAATCCGATGATTGCGCTCACTACCGAGCCGACCACGCTGATGATGCTCTGGATGACCGGCATCAGCTGTTGGATGATGCCTGTGATGCCCGAGACCGCATCGGTTATGACTGGCACGAGCTGTTGGATGAGCGGCGTGATGGCGGCGACCAGCTGGCTAACGAAATCCATGACCTGCTGGATTACCGGGACGAGCGCGGAGGCGAGCTGGCTGATGACTTGGCCTATCATCGACACGATCTGCGAGGCGACCGGCAGCAGCGCGGCGATGATGTCCGCCAACGGTGGCAGCAGGCTGGACACGAGCTGGCCGATGAGCGGCATGAGCGAGCTGAGCGCGTTCATGAGCGGTTCGATGATCGTCGGGATGAGCGGTGCCAGCGACTGGAGTATGTCGCCGAACACTGGGATGAGCTCCGCGACAGAAGCGGTGATCACCGGCATGACCTGTTTGAACATGTCCTGCAGGCTTTTGCCGAACGCATCGAACGTCGGCTTCATTCCCGCGATCGTGTTCTTGAACAGGTTGAACGCGTCGGTGACCTGCGTGCCGAAGGCGTTGCGCAGTTCCGGCACCGTGGCGATGAGCGTGCCCAACGCTGCGACGACGATGCCGATGGGTCCGCCCAACGCGCTCAACGGGCCGGACAATCCGCCGAGCACCCCGCCGAGCAACGGAATCTTGGACAGCAATGGTGCGATGCCGCCTGCTCCGAGGGCCATGAATGCAGCTATCAGAGGGGCGATGGCGCTCTGCACGGGTTTGAATATCTCGCCGAGCCCGTTGAATACGCTGCCGATGGCGTTGACCGCGTTCTGGAACGGTTCAGGCAGGAGCGTCACCAGATCGGAGAACAATGCGGGTATCGCCTTCACGACGCCCTTGGCGATCTGGCCCACTCGGGGCAGGATGTTCTTCAGCGCGGCGGCGATGCTTTCGGCGAGCTGCTGGCTCAACGCACCCATGTCCGCGTTGCTGTTGCCGAGGCCGGCGAGCCAGTTCTGCCATGCGGCCTTCATCGAGTCCACGGATCCCTCGATGGTGGTCGCTGCCTCCCTGGCGGTGGTGCCGCTGATGCCCATCTCCTTCTGGACTCGGCTGATGGCCTCGACCACGTCGGAGAATGAATCGATGCTCAGGTCGTTGCCGTCCTTGAGCACGCCGGGCAGCTTGTTCGCATCCGAGATGAGGCGTTCCATCTCGCTCTTGGTGCCGCCGTAGCCGAGCTTGAGATTGTCGAGCATGGCGTAGTTGCCGCGGGCGAGCGACTGGTAGGTCTGCTGGATGCTGCCTATGTCGGTGCCCATCTTGTTGGCGTTGTCCGACATGTCGATGATGGCCTGGTTGCCCATCTCGGCGGCCTTGGCGGTGTCGCCGCCCAGCGAGCTCACGAGGCTTGCCGCAAAGCTCGTGACCTGGTTCATGTAGTCGTTCGCGCCGATGCCCGCGGTCTTGTACGCTTCGGACGCGTACTTCTGCACCGTGCCGCTGGCATCCTTGAACAGGGTGTCCACGCCACCGACCGCCTGCTCCCACGTGGCGTAGGCGGCCAGCGCCTGCTTGCCTGTGGCGAGCACGGTGGCTCCGATGGCGGTGATGCCCGCTCCCACTGCGGCGACCGCTCCGGTGGCGAGGCTCTTGAGGTGCGAGCCGGCGCTGGAGGCGAGGCTCTTGAATGCGTTGCCCGCGCTGGAGGCGAGGTTGCCGAGCGTGCTGCCGATTGCCCCGGCGGCGGTCTGTGCTCCGGCTGGGAGTTTGGACCATACGGCTCCGGCGGCGGTGGCGATGTTGCCGAAGTAGTTCTTGGCTACGTTGGCAACAGGCGCGAGTTTCTGTCCTACTTTTCCGGCGACGTTTCCGATGGCGGAGCCGATCTTGCCTCCGAATGAGCGGATGGGTGCGGTCCAGGTGGTGACCGCGTTTTTGATGACGGAGCCGGTTCTGCTTCCCCAGTCGCGGATTGGTTGTGTCCAGGCGTTGATTGCCGCGCCGATTGGTTTGGCGATGCTTGACACGGTTGTGGCGATGCTGTTGCCCCAGCCTTTGAGGGTTTGTTGGGCGGCGCTGATGGCTCCCTTGAGTCCGGTTTGGATTTTCGCGCCGACCTGTACGGCGAAGCCGCTCAATGAGGATACGGCCTTGTTCGCGAATCCGGCTATCTTGGAGCCGAGCGGTTTCCAAATGGCGTCTACGCCGAGCAGGCTACGCACGAGGCTGCCGAGCGCTCCAGAGAGTCCGGTGAAGGCGGATTGGCCCCGGCTGATGCTCGAGAATCCAGCCGAGAACGAGCTTGCCATCGTCTTCATGGAACCGGATACGGTGTTGGTGCCCTTGGCGAGTTCGTCCTCGGCGGCCTTGAGCGCCTTCTTCGCGTCCGCGAGCCGTTCGGCAGCGTCGTTGGACTTGTCGAGAGCGGTGGCCTGACGCAACTGGGCTTTTTCGAGATTGATGGAGGCGGTCTGCGCCTGAGTCGAATCCGACCCGTATCTGGCGATGGCCGAGTTGAGCCTCTCCTGCGCCTGCTGCACGTTGACCGTGGCCTGACGATAGTTCATGAGCGCGGCGCTGGCCTTGGAGGACGCCTGCGCCGCGTCACGCTTCAACGGTTTCAGCACATCGTCGGCGACGCCCCGGGCACTCGAACCGAATGCCTTTTTGAAGCTGCCGCCGAACGATTTGCCGATTTTCGAACCGTTGCCGAACGCCTGGGAGAAACGGTTGGAACCGGACTTGCCGGCCTCCCGCATCTCCTTGTCGACCGCGCTGCGGAATCCCTTCATCGAGGGGAATACCGACACGTGGCCGGTTCCCACTTCCGATCCGAAAGCCATAAGGCGACTCCCCTCTTAGTTGATGGTTGTTTATCCGAAGAGCTTGCTCATATGCGTTTCGGCCTCGTGGATCTCCTCGGCGGTGGGCTCGTCCGTTTCGGGTTCGCCGCCCACGTCGCCGAGCAGCGTGGAAGCGCCGAGGAACTGCAATACGGTGATGTCGGTGGCGCTCATGGGGAACATGAGGCCGATGAGCGAGGCTCCCGTGTAGGAGGACGGGTCGCCGCACAGCGCCGTGTACAGGTCGATGGCGTCACGGTAGGGGAGACGCCGGCCGAGATCGTGTTCGATGCTCCACCCGAATCGGGCGAAGTCCGCTCGGACCTTTACTCCGTCATCGGAGTTGAGGATTCGGCAGAAGTCGGCGATTTTCCCGGTTCGACGCCCTGTGATTTGGCGAGCGTCTCCCCGTAGTCCTGGATGAGGTTGAACGCGACCTGCATGGGCTCCCTTTCGAGCTGCTTGGCCTGCTCGTCTCCGGCGAACACGGTGAGGATGCGTTTGACCTGGTCGAGGCTGTCGGTGTCGGTGGAAGCGCCGGACAGGGCCTCGAAGTCGGCGATGGAAAGATAGAGGGGCAGCTTGTAGACGGTGCCGCCGGGTGCCAGCGCCCAGTATTCGTTGTCCTTGATGATGTGGCGCACCTTGATCTGCTTGGCGACCTCGGCGAGGGCCTCGGTCTCCTTGGTCTCGTCCCAATCATCGAATTCGGCGATCGAGGGTGCCATATTCTGCTGCGTTGCCATGATGGTTTCTCCTGTCATACGTGTTTCTCCCGTCGTTGGTGTTAGGCTCCCCGCATGCCGACAGGAGAGAGGTCATGCGGGGAAGAGTGCTGATGTCAGACCGCCGCGTAGGACTGCAGGTAGCGGCTGTTGCCGCCGTCCACGGCGGGATCGAGCTGCCATGTGGCGGTCAGCGAGAGGCCGGACACCTCGCCGCGCGTATCCTGCGCCGGCTCGTTGCCGGTGATCTGGATGACGCCGAGACGACGGCGTTTGCGGTCGGACTTGTAGATGGTCTCCTGATAGGCGAACCATTTGGTGTCCTGGATGATGTCCTTGACGTGGTAGACGCCGGTTTCATCGGGCTTTCCGATGGTCATGAGGCGGGTGAGGTCGTTGTCCTCGGCGGCGGTGAACGCGAGCGTCAGCGTCGGGTCGGCGTTGAGCGTGTAGCCCGGCTGGTGGAATTCGGTGGCGTCGTCGCCGTCACGCGCATCCTGCGGCGCTCCGTCGCTGGTGATAAGGCCCACGGCGGCGGAGCCGGAACCGAACACGTCGCCGAGTTCGGTGATCGGGTCCTCCACGGAGGGCGCGATCTGCGAGGCGGTCAGCGTCTTGCCTGGCACATAGGGGGCGACGATGATTTTCGATGTGAGTACGTTCTTGACAGAATCAAGGTCGTTGCCCTGGCTGTCTGCTGTCATTCCATTGTCCTTTCAAAATAAAAAGACCCCGCAACGCATGCAGGGTCTAGGAAAACGGTTAAGGGATTGGTTAGTGTTCGCCAACCGTCGAATATTCGACGATCAGGTAGTAGTGCGCGGTGTCGGAATCGTCGGACACCGGGTAGGGCCCGTTGCACGCGGAATCGTCCACGCTGATGACCGGCGAATCCTTGGCGAGGGCGATGGCGGGGTGTTCGGTGAGCGCCGCGTAGACGCGGCGGGCCAAATCCTTGCATGGCTTCTCGGCCTGTCGACTCCACCCGTACACGTTCACGCCGATGCTTCGGTCGAAATGGCCGAGCCCGTCAGCGTTGCCGCCATCGTCCCGGACGGTGACGAGCGGATACGCGCCTTGATAGTCGGGAGGCTTCTTGCTGCCCACCTGGAGCCCGTCCACATCGGTGATATGGGCGCGCAGGTAATCACAGAGGAAAGCCTCCATGTCGGGAGGCAGTATCAATGTCATGTCTTCGCCGCCTTCAACGTCTTGCGGAGATTGCCGGTCTTGGATTCGACCAGCATGGTCTTCGGATCATGGCCGACCACCATGAAGGTGGTGCGGTGCGCGCGTTGGACGGCTTCGACCTGCAGGCCGTCGCGGTAGGCTCCTGTATCGACGGGCGCGTTGGCCTTGGCCACTCCGAGCGCCTTCTCGGCGGCACCTCGGGTCAGGGCCCTGACGCCGGCCGAGTTGAGGATCTGGTCGAAAAACGCGTCGTTGAACTTGATGCTGGTCTGTCCGCTTCCGGCCATCGGCTACCCCTTCCACTCGGTGAGCTGGACTTCCAATGTGGGCTGCCAGCCGGTAAAGGCGTTGGCATCGCGGCTGGGGAAGCCGCTGACCTCCCACATGCGGCCATCGGCCGGTTCGGGTCGGATACGGTCACCAAGCCGGATGTCCGCGTTCGGGTCGGCCACGGTGAGCACCGCAGTCGACGTGGTCTGCACGTCCAAAACGTCGGGCGTGCGAGTCGAACTGCTCGAAGCCAAAGCTCCTCGCACTTCCAATTCGACGGGTTTCGTCCAGTCCTCGGTGGTCTGCGCGGGATTGTACGGGTCGGGTTTGCGTGAGGCGCGCAGACGCACGAACCGTGTGGCCGCCGGCAGGCCGGAGGCATTGATGTCGTCGATGATGCTCACGGCAGCGCTCCTAGCTTGTACCGGTCGAGTTTCGCCAGCTCGTCGGCCATCAACGACACGTTGTAGGTGACGCTGCTGCCGTTGACCGACTGGGATTGGATGACGCCGGCGGAGGCCATGCTCGCACGCTTCGCGGCGTTGATGAGCACGCCCATCACGTCCGGCACCTCATCCGGCGTATAGCCGGCGTGGATGCGGTAGCGTATCGCGGCGACGCCGGCCGGGAATGCGCCGGTGGTGCATTCTACCAAACCCGTGGTGGGGTCGTAGGCGTAGTGCAGCCGGTTGCCGGCGCTGTCGGTCAGCTCGTCGACGGAGGTGACATGGCGTGCGGGGAGACGAATCACCTTGCCTCCCCGCGAATTGGCTACGCCCGACAGTTCGATGTTCGGCGTGATATGCCAGCCGCACGTGCGGCGGATGGCCGCCTGCGCCGCCTTCAGCCAGAACTCGCCATCAGCGTCGAAGCCTGACGGGTCGGTGATGATGTCGGGAATGGTTTCATCGGCCATCGTTCGCCTCCAGTCGATTCACGTTAGGCCACGGTGAAGGCGTGCGACTTGTCGTCGGTGCTGACCCAAGTGCCGCCGGTGATGGCATTGTCGGAGTTCTTGGTCAGGGAAATCGACTTCACGCCCACGCCGGCGGCACCGGGAGCACCATTCTTGCCGGCTGGCCCCGGATCGCCATTGCCGCCTTTCGCGCCGGCCGGAATGCCAAGCGTGAGCACGCCATCCGCGAGCGTCGCGGTGGGAGCCGCGCCGGCGGCGAGGGCCACGGCCGTCACCGAGGTGATGGCCGCACCGTTCGCCTTGGTCAGGTCGATGGGATTGCCGGCGGCGTCGACCACGACCACCGGCTGCGGATACGTGCTGCCATCACCGGTATCGACCCCGGTCTGCAGCACCTTGATTGCGTCACTCATCGGCGGTCACCTCACTTGGCCTTCTTGCCGAGGGCGACGGACACGAACGCCTTCGGGTACTTGACCTGCAGGCCGAGGCGTTCGCGCACGCGGAACGTGATGAGATCGTTCGTGAAATCATCGGAATGCGAGTTGGTGGACTCGGCGCGCAGACCGCCCTTACGGATGACCGCGCCGCCGAGCTTGAACGCGCCGACCAGAGCGGTGCCCTGGGCGATGGCCTCGGTGACCACGGTCTTGAGGCCCCACAGCGGCGGATCCTGCATGATGGTGCCGTTGCCGTACTGGCCGTTGAAGTAGCCGCCGCCGTAGTACTGGCCGTTCGCGTCCTTGGAGAGGCGAATGGCCTCGTAGTCGGCGGGGTTGATGACCAGCGCGTCCGCGCGGAAACCGGTGGCCAGCGCGATCTTGGTGCGGGCCTTGAAGATGCGGTCCGGGTCGGAGTCGGTGTCCTGCACCATCTTCTGGATGTCGCGGGAGAGCAGACCCTTGATGTTCGCATCGGAGCCGTTGCCGGACAGCAGCTGGGTCTCTTCCAGCAGCTGCAGGTTGTAGCGGGCGTGGTTGTTGATTTCGGAGACGATGTAGGAGAGGTCTTCGGCCATGTTGTCGGTGACCTTCCACCAGGCGGCGACCTCCTTGAGGCTGTCGGACTCCCAGCGGGGGGCCGGCAGATGGGTCTGCGGCTTGGCACCGCCCTCGCCCACGGTTCCAGCGCCGCCCTCGAGCGCGCCATAGACGGGGTATTCCACGGTGTTGGCGTTGCCGCTCAGGGTGACGGAGCCGAACAGGTCGGCGACCACGAGCGGACGCTCATACGGCCAGACGCCGTTCATGTCGACCTGCGTGACCACCGGCGCGTAACCGGTGCCAGCCATGCCGGTGCCCGCCACGTGCGTGTCGGTCGCGGCCTTGAACTCGCTGGAAGCGAACGGGTGCGCCTTGGTGCCGATGACGGTCATGCCGGCCTTCTTCAACTCCTGCGCGTACAAGTCGCCCAGCGTCTTGGCGGCGGGAGCCGCCTTTGCCTCGGGCTTCACATCGTCCACATTCAGGTCGTTCACGCCCTTGAACAGGTCGACGCGCTCCTGAAGACGCTTGGCCTCCTCGAAGCGGTTCTTCAGTTCGGTCGCCTCATCATCGGTGAGGTTCTCCATACCCTTGTCGTACAGGGCCTTGACCGCCTTCTTCTCGGCGGCCAGCTTCTCCATGTAACCCATGGATCATCCTTTCTATTGGTTGTTTGCCAGCGAGAGGAAGTCGCTGATTTCCTTGGCCCACTGCGGGTCAAAACTCTTTTTCGCCTTGCCGTCGTCCGGCTCGGGCTTGTCCGAATCGTCCGGCGTATCGTCGTCCGGCTCGTCATCGGGTTTGGAATCGTCCGGCTCGTCGTCGGGGGTTTCGGTGATGGAATCAAGCAGTTCGCCCAATGCCTCGTAGGCCGTGCGAATCTTGTCCTCGTTCGCCTTGCTTATGGCCCGGCCGGCCTTGACCTCGAGCACCTCGGCCCCCTGATTGGCGGCGACCTGCACGAGACTGATCTCAAATAGTTTGAGCTGGCGAATCTCCCGGTAGCCGTCCCAAGGGCTCTTCGCCTCCTCGTTTTCGACCCACGCGGTCTTCTCGGCGATGAAACCGATGCTCATCTGGTGGATGAGGCCACGCTTGAGCAGGTCGTAGGCTCGCTTGCCCTCCGCGATGTCGGTGTCGAGCTTCGCGGTGATGAGCAGGCCATGCTCGTCCTCCACGGCGCTCAACGTCTCCCCGATCACATCGTTCGGAGAGCCGTCCTTGTGCTGCCAGTGAATCGGAATGCCCGCGCCGCCCGCCTTGAAGTCAGCGGATAAGGTCTGCTCGAAGGCACCCTTGACGATCACATCGTCGTACAGGTCTTTCTCCCACGTGCTCGCGTAGCCGGAGAACACTCCTCCGCCGCTGTTGTCGGTGGCCTTGAGCTCCTTGAGCTCGTAGCCGAGATAATCAAGACTCATCTGAGGTTTCTCCCTTCGTCATCGAGTCCCATGACGCGCGGAAACCGGCGTCATACGTGTAGAGGCGTTTGAATTCGGCGAGCATCTGCTTGCCGTTCGGACTCGCGCCCTGCTGCGCGTTCCGCGTCTGTCCGCCGTCCTGCGGGCTGGGCTGACCGCCCTCGCTCACGTTGAGCGGGGTTATCAACTGGTCGCCGCCCGGCAGTTTCGGCCGGTCGAGCAGTTCGCGCGCCTCGTCGGTGGTCATGAACGGACGGCCGGTGGCGGTGGAGAGCGCCTGATATTGGGTCTCCATCGTGCCGCGCAGCTTCGCGTCCAAATTCGCCTTGATGTAGCAGTCCGGTTCGCCCACCGCCTCGGGCAGCGTGAGGTTCAACGCCTCCTCGAACGCCACCAGATACGGCAGCAATTCCACGTTCCACAGCTTTTCCTTGTATGCGGCGATGTTGCTGTTGGTGCCGGTGCGGAAGCCGATGTTTTCTGGGCTGATTTGGAATGCGAGGCACACCTGTTCGTTGATTTTTTCGCGTGCCTCCAAGTCGGCCATGTCCACCGGTTTGAACAGGTTGTCGACGGTGCGGATCTCCATGCCGTCTTTGAATACCGGCCATGTGCCGGCCATGCCGCCGCCTGCAACGTAGTTGCGCAGGCCTTGGGTGAAATCGTCGTAGTCGGCCTGTGACTCCCAGGGCATTTCCTTGGGCCGGTACACGTAGGCGGGTATCTGGTAGCCGTTTTCGGCTATCGATTTGCGGTATTTCGCCATCGCCCTTGCCTCCGCGAGCAAGGGGCGCAGCACGTCGGTGATCGGGTCGCCGAGGTTCAGGCCGTCGATGTAGCCGATGTCGAGCACGATTCGCGGATCCGGCAGCCGATAGGTGCCGCCCTTGTTCTCGGCGACGCTGCTGATGGTCACACCTGTCAGCTCGCCGAAACCGTTCGCCGTGAGACTGTATCCGTCCGGGGGGATGCGGCGCAGCGTATTCCCGTCACCCGCACGATTGCTGCCGAGCGTGCACAACCACCTGTCCTCGAGCAGCATGTCACGGATGAGAGTCGCGTAAAACCTATAGCGGCTCATGCCCGGCAAATCGCTCGGATGGCGGATGAGCTTGGCCAGTGCGCCGTCGCGCACCTCTTCCGCGTCGCCGTCCGCGTTCTTCCGATACACCTTGAGCGGCAGGGAGGCGAGTTGGCGGCTGATGAAGTCCACGACAACGCGGACCGCGTATTCGCGACAGTACATGCCGTTCGCATAGCCGGCGAATTCGGCGTCGGTGGGCCAGCTGATGGCCTCGGGCATCGAATCCATGATGGTCGGTGTCTCCGGTTCAGCGTTCTTCATCGCCAGCACGGCCGGGCCGTGCAGCAGATTGTTCAGAAATCCCATCCACGGCTCCTTCGGAAGATGGCTAGAATGTGACTCGCACGTTGTGCGAGGGCTCGTATTTCGGTTTCTCTGGCTCGCCGCTCATCGTCTCGAGCGCATACAGCGCCTGTGATTCGGCGATGAGGCCGGAAATATGCATCGCGCTCTGGTTCCGGTCCCACACCTCGACCTCACCCAATCGGCGGGTCACGGCAACACCCACCTGCTGTTCGATGGCCGGCTGAGGGAGATGACGGAGCTTGTTCTCCTTCACCCGGTCGCGGAAACGGCCGGTGGCGGCCCCCAAGCGGAAGCCCTCGATGAGGTGCACCGTCCAACCGGCCTCCGCGAGCGGATCCGCGAAGTCCACCGCCGGGCAGCCCTTGGACTGCACGGCGATTTCATGGATGTTCGGCCATGCCTCGCGAAGCAGCTTCAAGTACTTCGGCACCCAGAGCATGCCGTCACGGCGCACGATCAGTTCGACGTGCGGCAGGCCATCCTCGCGGTAGCCTGCGGCGGCGATATACGTGGTTTCTCTATCGGCGGAAGTATCCACGGAAAGCACCACGCGCCCGTCATCGGGGATACAGGACTTCGGGTCGATGCCGCGCTTCCACAGCTTCGGATTGATGTACGGCGTGATGTCCGCCGTCACCCACTGGCACAAGACCTCGGTGCGATACGCGGCCTCGGTCATGCCGTTGATGTCAGCCGAGATGCTACGAAAAGTCATCGGCCCATAACCCATGGAGGGGTTCGCCTGACGGATACCGTCAAGGTCATCCAGCTCGCATTTATCCGGAGCCGACCACTCAAAATACCCATAGGATGGGTCGTGCTCCTCGGCCCATTCGTCCGGCGACTGCTTGCCGGTCTCGACCGACGCATTCCATGATTCAGCCAGGGCACGGCCCTCGTCAACGACTCGGCGCAGCACGACGCTGCGATAGTCGCCCGCGTTCGAGATACCCCACAACTGACTGGACCAGATGGCCTTCGTGGTCTGACTGACCGCGTTCCAGCCATCGTCGGTGTGCTGCTCTCGCAACTCGTCGAACACGACGCGGCTGGCGCTCTTGGAACGGATGTTCTTGTCGGCGCGCACGATGTACTGCGCCTTGTTCCGGCAGATGATCGCTTCCTCGCCGTGCGAATTGTTGACGCGCTGCACACGTTTTTGCAAAACCGGAACCGCAAGAGCGGCCTCGCCCTCGGAAGCCGGATTCGGATTACACCAGTTCAATACGGCCTGATATGGGGCGCGCGCGTTGTCCAACGTCTGCGCGGCACCGACCACGAGAAACTTCCAAGCCGGCGACAACTCCGGGTGGCGAGCGGAGTCGACGAACAGCCACCACGCGCACAGTACGCTCATGAGCGTGGTCTTGCCGTTCTGGCGCGCGACCTCGGTGACAACTCGGCGGAACCGGTAGGAGCCGTCCGGCAGAAGCTCAAGCCCGTGGATCAGCAGCCATTTCTGCCACGGGAAAAGATGCACGTGGAGGAACTTTTCGGCGAACTCGATGACCGCGTAGCCGTTTGATGTTTCCGGCGTCAGTTCGCGCAGCGGGGGAGTGAATATGCGTGGCGTGGTGATGCCGTGGGCATCGTCGTTGATTTCGCCGATGCCCATGACGCCTCCTAGCTGATTTTCGCCAGATACTCCTCAAGCTCATCCGCCACCGGAGTCGCCTCGGGCTTGGCGGCCTTGCCCCTCGCCGGTTTCGCCGGCTTCTCCTCCTCGGGAACCAGTCCGAGAGCCGCGCAATATTTCAGGAACGTCGGCAGCGAGGTATTGTCGTTCTGCGGCACAGCCGGACGGGTACCCTTTCCCTTCGCTTCGGCGTCCGATATGGCCTGTTCCGCCAATTCGTCCCAATGGTCGATTTTCCATGCAAGGGCCCGGGCGGCGGCGACCGTGGCTGCGTCCTTCGCGCGCAGATGCTTGGCGTTGCGCAGCGAACGTTCCAATGCGTCGGCCACCGTTTCCTGCGGAAACTGTTTCGGCATGGAACCTCCTTCGCGCGCGACCCCGGCCGAATATCGAATATTTTTCGGAGAGAGAGGAAGAG